CGCTCTGCTCAATGCTATGTGTTGCCAAGCATTGGCTTGTAGCACTGAACCTGAATCAATTGCTGTGGCACTGTTCACATACAAAAAATATTTGTCTGTGGGGTTGGAATACAACAATATTTTTGCGCCGTTTGAACCGTTTCTTAAATCTATAGCATTGTAGTTGGTTGATAAAGTTGGCAAATACTGCCACCATTCAATAGTGAAGTCGCCTGTGCCAAAGTCTAGAGCGCCATTGTCTGTGACATCAATGTAATCACCACTACCATCCATGTATATTGATGTACTACCAAATTTATTTTGTGTGGATGAAATTTTTGTGTCACCTTGAAGATCAATCTGCATTGAAGCAGATGTTCTATCACCAAGTGAGGCCGCTGGACTGTTTGCTAAAAAAGATAATCTACTTGCTCCAAGCATTGTGAGTACCTCCTATGCCTGAAAGTCAGTTGCTATTGATGTAAAATATGTTGTGCCATCATAGAATATACTAACCACTGAATCATTTGTTAATGTTTTGTTTCCACCTGCGAATTTGTAAGCACCTGTGCCTGAAGCATTACCGCTACCACTCACAATCAGTGTGATTGATTGTCCTGTTGCCGCATCTGAAAATGCTGGTAAACTTAATGCACTTGTGATTGTGACAGATTGAACATTACCGTTGCCCACAGTCAATGTTGGATTATCATTTGATCCAATTGCATGAACTGTTTCTTTGTAATCTTCCAATGTTTTGTTGGTCAATGTCTGTGTGGCAATTTCTGACACCAATGTGGAGTTGCCACCTTTGGGTAAAAGCAGTTCATTGGTCACATTCTGTGTGTGTGGTTGTGATTTAATCATTTGTCCATGACTGTTTGATTCACAATTCAATTGTATCGCACCAGGATTTGTGTTGCCTTTGACCACAAGGTGTCCTGTGCCATTGGGAGCAATCTCAACGTCTGCGTTGGATGTTGTCACAATGTCTTGACCATTCATGTCAAGGTCAGCACCAAGTTGAGGTGAACTGTCTTCTGAAACATTTGAAATACCACCACTGGAAAGTGTTTGTGGTTCAAATCTACTCTGTGAATTGTTGTATGTTAATACTTGTCCATCAGATGCACCACTGATGTTGACATCACTGAGACTGCCAATGGATTCGCTCGTGATGTTTTCTAATTTGTCTGTGTTCAGGTTTGTGAAATTGGCATCACCTTCTGTGTGGGTAAGTGCTGAACCTTTGCCTGATCTTGTCACTATTGTTGACATTGTTGTCTCCTTAAATTTTGTTTCTTCTCTGGGAGTGTTCTGAAATGCTTTTTATGTCAAGCAATTGAAAAAAAACACTCCCAGGAATCTATGAAAGTACTCTCTAAAATTATGCTAGAGAGATAGTCAAGTTAGATGCTGAAACTTGGAATGTGTCTCCAGTTTCAATTGTCTTACTTGTTGTAACCGCGCCGTGAAACAATACATTTCCGCTTGTTGAAGCGTCCATGATTGCCACATGACTTACAGTTCCCCAGTTGGCAGTTGCCGCTGAGAATGTTACCGTGCCTGAGTTTGCTGAACTTCCAGATGAAGCAGATGCGAAAGCAATTGTTTGCCTTGCGTATGCTGATCCTGAAGTTGTAATCTCAGTTTGTGAACCTGCTGTGTTGTTTTCTAATCCACCGTCTGAAGTGAATAGTGCTAGGTACAAACTAGCATTTGGACTTGCATAACCTGTTGAAGTTAAAACATGGTCCAATAATTTGTTTTCTAAATAATCTGATGCCGCTGACATAATTATCTCCTTATTATTGTTTGTTTGTCTGTTTGTTCAATTGTTGAACATTTAACACAGACAATCAAACGACTGTCTGTTGCTTGTATTTATGATAGGTTCAAATAAAACCCAAAAAAAAGGGAAAAAAAGGCGAAAAAAGTTTTTACCACTTGTCTATGGGACAATGTTCTGATTCAAAACGCACTTTCAACTTGAGATGACAACCACATTTGATGCATTTCATTGATTCTGGACGCAAGAAAGGACATTTCATACACACATTCAATCGTCTTGTGGTTTCTGGTGCTTGTTGAAATAGATTCAATAGTGTTTGTACTTGTTCTTTGATCATTAAGACATATCCTTATATTTTATTTTATTGAAAATGTTATTACCATTTGAATCCACTGTGAGTCTATGACCAAATGGCACATAGATATCACCATCAGCATTAGAACCACTTCTCTGTGCCACTGTATCCCCTACGCCTGGTGCATTGAATGTTGTTTCTTCTATTATTGTGGTTCTGGCAAAATTGTTGTGAATGTCAAATTGGTTTACCACATATGTACCTGATGTGTTGGTGTTATAATTGCCATTGGCATCTGGAAATCTTGCCCAATTTTCTGCAAAGAGATAATCTTTGGTTAATCTTACTCCTACCAAATAGTTGGCATATCTTCCATCAGAAGTGAAATTGCTGGCTTTGTTTATAAAATTACTACAATATAAGGTTGTATGCAGAGTTGGGGTACCTGTGATAGTTTTGTACACATTGATCATTCCCTGGTTGCCCACAACTGCTAAACCGCCTCCGTAGGCGCTTGGCAAATTGGAATCCCTAATAAAATCAAGATTGCTTTCTCCAGAATTTATACCATACGAGGATAGACCACCCACAGTGTAGGTACCATTGTTTGTAATTGTTGTTTGAGTATCTGGTCCAGGCAGTATTGCCTTTAGAGTGGTTCCATTATATAAAACTCCAAAATTTCTGCCTCCTAAATCATAATGACCACTTTCTGTGCCAGCGGCTAGGTCCGCATTCATTTCGTCTATTCTTTTCTGTAAATCATTGTTCATTCCTACCAGCAGGTATTGTCCGTCATAGACATCATTTTGGTTTTTGTTACCACCACCAACGATTATGTCTACATAATATTTGGTTGAACTGCTTCCTATTGAACTGAATGTGGTACCTGAGGTACTTGGCAAGGTTAAACTGGTTCCATCCTTTTTGATATATTGTGGATTAGTAGTTTGACCACTGCTTTTATATTTTTTGTTAAAGGTTGTACCATTAGAAAAATTATTTTCATAATCAGCATTTGATCCTGTCATTGTATTGTGAAACATTTGATTGCTTCTAGAATCTGTGTAGAGTGTGTTGGTCCAACCAGTTGATGTGTTGTATGCTCCTCCCACAATTTCTGCATGAAATGTCATGTTCTGGAATGATGTTTCTCCATCATTGAAAATTGCCGCCCATGGATGACCTTCAAATGTTTCTTGTGTAAAGTTAAATGTCATTGTGGCAGGCGGATCAAATATTAAACCTCCTTGTGTCGTCTGTGTTGCTGTGCTAGACAGTGTTGCTCCTGTCACAAAATCAGCAATTGGCGTGGTTGTGATTGTTGCCTGTGACGCCAAAGTAGATGTTGCAGTGCTGTGTAGTTTTGCTGGTTGAATTGCCAATGCGGCAGTGACACCCATGAAAGCATCGCCCACTCTCTGTGCGTTCACAGACATAGTTGGTACGAAAGCACCCAATAAATTTGCCGCCAATGACGGAAACTCTGGACCTGTAGAATTGGTCCAAGGTAAATCTGTGGTTGCTGTGAATCCAACCCAATCAAATCCGTCTCTGTCTTTGATAGAACCTGCGTCTCCCAATAGATAATAAGATTCACCTTCTAATTGTAAACCTGTGATGTCAATGGACAAAGTCTGTGCATTGAATGAAATATCTGATGATGTGGCTGTGGCATATGTTTTCAGCAACACATCTGGTGATCCCGTTTGGTACAATTCAATATCTCCTGTGCCTCTTTGTATTCTTCTAGAAAAACCCAAAGTGATTGTAGCATTCTCCACATTGTTGCCTTCACTCTGTGCTGGTGTGCTGGTACTCACTACCATGTCATTGCCATTGGTTGTGAATGTGCTTAAATTTGTGTTGGCAGGATTGGGAGATTGGTTGTTGCCATCTTCTTTCACAAACCCTTGATCAATAGCAATACGATATTGACGATTTGGTTGCCAACTTATGTTCAATGCTTCTGTATCTATTGTGACTATCTTACCCATGTTGCTCCTATGTTATGCTCACCGCTGAATCTGTTGAATCAATTGTTTTGATCTCTGTGCCTGTTGTTGTGTCAAACACTCTCACCTTGCCTGTGCTTGGTACAACGTCATTGTCAAATGTCAATTTAACACCAGTGTCATTTGGCGATCCATTTGTTGTACTTACCACGGATGTTGGACCATCGTATGTCTTAAAGGCAATTGTGCTGGTGCTGGTGACTGCTTGACAGTCTGTTGGACATGAATCAACCACTGCGCCTGCTGTGATCAACACATGATGATCTGTGCCCAATGCTAAATCTGTTGTGGGGTTCAACACCACTGTGTTTGAAACTCCTGTTTTTAAAAATATAATTTCTGATGTTTGGTTGTTGGCATATGTGGTTGTGACATCAAATGTCTGTATGGTGCTACCACCTGCCTTCAATGTGAATGTGCCTGCTGTGCCAAACACAATCGCTCTGTTGAATGTGATCTCAATGTTGGTCTGTATGTTTGCTTTCTGTTTTGTAGTGTCACCAGTGATTGGCAAACTGTTCACTGTGAATGATGCCACAATCAAATTGGCATAAGGTGTGAATGTAAAGTTGTTGCTCTGTTGTATCAAAACAGAATTGGTATCTGAATAACAATCGCCTGCGTATTTGGCAATGCCTGCAGGTGCTGTCACATAGTGTTGAACACCAGGTGTGACTCCTGTGATTGCTCCATAATTTATTTGATCAGTTGTGCCTGACACAAGAGCACCACTTGCCGCATTTATTGTGACCACTGTTGAATTATCACTTACCAATTTTATTTCTATGTTGCCTGTGCCAACTTTTACAGGTTGATCAAAGTCTATCACAAGATCAGCATTTGGACACACATTGGTGCCACCTGGTGATACTGATTCTGCCTGTGGTGCTGGATTAGGATTGGCAGTGGGTGAGTCTCCTGTGATTGACAGTGCTGACACTGTGTAATTTGGTGTATTGAAGTTCCAAGTCAATGGTGAATCAATCGCTCTGCTGACATCATCACAGTATTGGATCACTCCTTGATCCTGTATGATGTAAAAGTCTGTGCCTGCTGTTCTTGTGGCAAAAGGATATTCTACCACATTGTTGTCCACAGTAAGACTGGATGCTGTGAGTGTTTCCACCAGTGTGCCATCTGACTTGTATAATTTTATGTTGCCTGAACCTACAGTGAGTGCTCCATAGAACACACCAGTGGTTGGTCCATATTTGGCAAAGTAAGAACCTGTTGTGGGTGCTTCATCATAACCAACTCCTGTGACAGGGTCTCTGTGTGTGTTTCTGTCTGATGGATAAAACTGCACAAATTCAATGAATGTGGGTGTGACAGGTGTGGTTGGTGCTGTGGGTATGGTGATTGCTGTGGGTGGATCTGCCGCTACCCATCCTCTGGTTTCATCATACACCAATGTCTGTCCTTGTTGAGGAGCAGGATCAAGATTTAAAAAGTTTATTGCCACTGTGACCACTCCGCCCACTGCTGATGCTGTGACTGAGTCTCCCACAAAGTTCAAAGTTGTGCCTGCTGAAGCAACCTGTACACCTTCGTCCTGTACAATTATGGTTGAACCACCAAATGTTCCGTCTTTGGTTTCCTGCACAATGTCTTTGCCTGTTTCTGTGGTAAAGATTTCAAAAATTCTTTGGAATATTGATTTTGATCCATCTGTGGAACCAAACAGATCGTGTGATTTTAACAACACATCCACCAATGCAAGTGCGCCTAGTAGTCCGCCTGTTGAGTCTGTTAATTCTGTGTCTGGACCAATTGAATCTGTTTCTTGTTTGGGTGTAAAGTCTATCAATCCTGACACTGCTGAAAAAGGTCCTGCTGTGGTTGTGTTGACACCTCTTGTTTTCAACACAAAGTCTGAATTGGTCAATGCATCGTAGTCCAATGTCACAGTGGTGCCTGAAGTGAACACACCACCGTTTGCTGGTTTCACTGTGCTGATCAATTGATATGATCTTGATGCTTCTGATAATGAAACATCTGTTGATCTCCAAAATTCCATTGCTTCAACCAATCCTGTGGGTGCTGTGGATTCAACATTGATTCTTGGTCTGGCATCTCTTTCAAATTTTGTTACCTGCGGCGTGCCTGGCGTGCCTATTGCACCTATTGTGATGATGCCGTTTGAATTGGTTCTTGTGAATCTTGACAAGTCTGTGGTTGAATACACATTGGCATCGTATTCCAATGCTGTGATGCTCATCTGCAGTGCACCTGCTTGGTCTTGTTGTTCTTGTATGGTTATGATTCTAAAAACTTTGGCAGTGTATCCCAGTCTTGTGTTGGTCACATCTATGAGATCACCTGCTTTTAGATTGATGTATGAATAATCTGTTGTGAATTGTATCACAGCATTAACTCTGCTCTGTTTTAATTCAATGAATCCCAGCAGTTGTGCCTGCACAGGTTCATTCAATATGTCATATGTCAATTGTAGAGTGTTGTCTTCTTCATTGCTGTTCCTATCATTGGAAGGTATCTCCACAGTGACAAAGTCTGCTGAATCTCTCAACTCTCTGTGTGGAAACTCCACTTTGACTTTGTTGTATAATTCTTTCAGTCCTGTGCCTGTGAGATCAATGTTGCCCACAATGTTGCTGTCTGTGAATGATGCCACAGAAGTGCCTGCTTGGTTAATGGTGACACCCCATTTGCGTTCATGTATATCGTATTTTAGGAAACTGCCTGCTGTTGAAGTAATTTTTTCAATGTTTTTCATCACAGGTTGTTTGGTATCCAACAAACCGTTTATTTGATATCTGTTTGCCAGGGTTTGTGCGCCTGTGCCTTGGTCTTGATAGTTGACACCTGTTGCGGCATATGTGTTTAGGTCGTCAAACGATGTGTCTAAATATTGTGACCCAATGTTTGCTCCATAGATGCTGTCCTGCATATAATCACTCAACACATCACCAGGCATTTTCACAGAATTGCTGATTTCAAATTTCATATCACCAAGACTGGTTATGCCTTTTTCTCTGTTGTAATTCACTTCTACCACAGCAAACACAAGATTGGACATCAAGTGTGTGCCTGATGACCAGTTGGGCATTACATCATAAGCATTGGGATATGAACCGTTGGTGTAGTTGTCTGGCACAACAGGTGATGATGTGTCACCTGCGTAGCAATAAACTTTTACCAATCCTTCAATTGATGTGTCAAAATTACCATTACGATCCACTGTGTAGTCTGCTGTGAATCCATCAGATTTGAAAACTAGTCTTTGATCATTGTAGTACACATCTTTAAAATTGTATGCGGCGGCAGTGCCATCTCTTTTGGCGCCTGTCTTCTCTGACAGTGTGATACAGAATGTCATGGTCTTGTTGGAGTTGGTCATCACAGCATCTGTGATTGCTCCACCAAAGAATGCTGTGCCGTATAATACTGGTACCTTGTTGTCTGATGCTGGTGGTATCTGTACTCTTACACCTTGGTCTATGTTTTTTGTGTCTTGGTCATTGTCTCTGTTCTTGTTTCTGTTCAGTTTGTTGACTAGGAAAGCAAGAGCGGCAACTTTTACCAGTGTGCTGGCAGTTGAATTGCCTCTTAAAAATTTGTATGACTTTTTGCCAAACTTCTTTATGCCTTCCAAAAAACTCATTATTCAGATGCTCCAAAGTTGAAGTTGGATTTGGCAAGTGCAGGCACTCTGTCCATGCTGATGTCTGCGGGATACAATGCTTTTTGATCCACAGGATTGGTTGCTCTACCACTTATTTTGTTGTTGAGTTGATCCACCACTGATGTACAGGTAAAGGTTATTGTGACTGTGCCTTCACCATTGTCATTTTGATCATTGGTTATGGCAAAATTGTTTAGCACGCCTAAAAATTTACCTGCTGGGTTGCCTGAAATGGGTAATAATTCGCCCGTTGTTGCGTCAAAGAACCCTCTGTGTACGTCACATTGACTGCCACGCACCGTTTGATCCACAAAGTCACTGATATTGCCCGTAGGTATGCCTGAAATGGTGATGCTTAATTCTTCTGGTGTTGCTCTCAATGAACTTGTGGTGTTGCTGACTGACAACAATTCACCCACACCTGTATAACTGACTGAACCAAATGTATAAACTTTGTGATAGTCTGAAAATGCTATGGTTTGATAACCTGGTATAACCACCTTAACAAACAGATTGGTTTGAATTTGTTTATAACTGCTTAAATCCAAGGACATTATATTGCCTCAACAAATATAAAAGGTCCACTCCATCTAATCTGATCATATCCAAACAGTGTGTAGTTGGGAAATTCAATACAGATGACATCCCATGTCACACTAGGACCTACGATTAGTGAATATGATCCTGCTGTTTCTAGCACAGGTCTGTGTGTGGTAATGGTGGTTGAGTTGTGAGCAACATCTGATGCCACTGTGTACACTGAACCTGTTGAACCCAATTGTATGTAATCGCCTGCTTCAAATTTGTTGCCTGATGACAAACCTGTTGCTCCTCCTGTGATTGATAATGTGTTGCCTGATGAATAAGACACTGTGATGCCTGATGTAGATGATAGATCACCTTGATAACCTGAAATGTAAGAATGTCCTGAGTTGTTCAATTGTATCTGACCTATTGTCACTGTGTCCATTGCCTCCATTGCTTCTATGAGAGGTCTGTATTCTGAATATTTAGGACCATCTGGCAGTCTTGCTTGGAACTCCCATACTTGTCCTCCTGCTGATGTGGTTTTTACCACACCTGATCTGGATTGTGTCTGTGCAACCTTTCTTCTCTTGTTGAAAGAAAGTGTGGTTGCTCTATCTATCACAGTTTGAAATGCTGTTGTCATCTATCTATTACCTTCTTGTTTGTGGCAAACTCTGTCTGCCTGTTTCTGTTACCGCAAATAAAAATTCTGGATCACTTGCCACCAACTCCTGGAATGATCTGGCATCCACAGCATTGATGTTGTAAGTGACTTGTCCGCCTGCTGTCATTGGTACTACCTGTGCTGGTCCAATTATTGCCTCAGGTCCATTTTCTCCTGCGATACCAAACTTGCCTGCTCCCAGCATACCACCATTGGCAAAGAAACCACCAAATATGTTTTTGATGCCTGTGCCTATTGAACCCAGTATGTCAAACAATCCTGGTCCTTGACTGGTTGATTTGCCTCCTGAAAATATCTGTGCAAATAATTGTTGTATTCTGCTTCTCAA